GGCAACTGCATGCGCGTCAGGCGCGACAGCGACGAAGCCACGCAGGACATTGGGTTTGATGGTAACGGTGACCTCGACACGGCTGCAATTGCTACGTTCTGCAGTGGGGCATACGGTTATGTGAGCCGCTGGTACGATCAGAGCGGAAACGGCAATGACGCGACGCAAGGCACAGGAAGCGCGCAGCCTATGATTTACGACCGAGTTGCGGCGGCGGTAGTTACCGAGAACGGAAAGCCTGCTTTAAATTTTTCCACGGACTATTTAGACACCGATGACATCAGTATAAGCGCAGGCGGTACGTTTAGCACGTTTCATGTAGAAAAAAAGAACAGCGCTTCAAGCATTGGTTTTTTCATGGGAAATGGTACATCTAATAGTTCGCCAATGCCACCGCTTCACTTTAATAACGGTAACCTCTACATGGACACTATTCACAGCGAAACAGCGTCTCAAAATTTATACCGGTTTGGGGCGCTGTCAGGCAACAACCATAACTTGATTACTGGCCTGATGAAAAATAACTTCGCAACGTCGCAAGCATTCGTGAACGGTTCTGAACATACTTTTACGAGCTCTGGTAGTCACGATTTCACTAACGCCTTTAATCGTGTTGGCGGTCGAAACATAGCTATCTGCGACAGCAAAGTTCAAGAATTTGTTTTGTACTTGTCTGAACAGGCAGACAACCGCACTCTCATAGAAGCAAACATCAATGACTACTTCGACATCGAAGGGGTATAACATTAAATATTAAGTATTAAATTCGCAATCAAATGGCAAAAGTTTATCTCCCAGTAGAACCAATCGACGGGTACACCTCTGAAGAGAGGGCTAAGGCAATCAACGCTGAGGTGTGGAGCCTCCGCCGCCCTGACTCAGTGAAGCACCCCAAAGACATTACTAAGTATTACTACGCTACCATCACGCATCCAGATACAGGCCAGTGGGCTATTGTAGGGGATACAGAAGAGATGGTGAGGATCCATCCGCAGGTAGATATGACTGTAATGCTTTCCTTGATGCCTGAGGTGCCTCAAGCAGAAAAGGATCAGCTGGTGGCATATATCGACTCTAGCAAAGGCAGCAGTGTCCCATTTGGAACATTCATCCCGTCTTCTTCCCCTCAGTTGACTGAGGCCGAAGCTGATGCGGCTGGATGGTTGCCCGCTGTTGAGGATTTGACAGGACCCGATCCTGAACCTGCATAACTGTGATTAGGGTTCTTTTTATTGTGGTAGTGGCGATAGTTGGACTGGCGCTACTTCCGTTTGGGTTGGTCTATTCTTTCTCTAAGGCTTTCTTTTCGTTTAAATGGAATCCCCTACCTAAGCTGGGTATGTACTTGCATAGCTTAGGGTTGTCGCTGTCTAGGCTATTGAATGTCGTTTGTAGCGATATACTCAATGAGGCAGCTATAACACCAGATGGCTATCAGTTTGGGGATGTAAACGACACGACAAGCTTTGTGCTGGGTAAGAATAGGAAAGCAGGGACTTTACGTCCGTTTGGTGAGTTTATCTCTGCTATACTCGATAAAGTCGATCCTGGTCACGTAGAAGACGCGACAGAGATTCATTCAAGCGAATTGTAAAACCGCTGTACAAGCAGTCTAGCTTTCTGAGTAATCGCATACCTTACTCTGTAGTTGTATTTGGTTTCATCTCTAAAGAGGTGATCTTCAAGTACTGCTGAGGGGGTTAGGCGCTCAAAGTGCTTGTATACCAGCCCGTCCTGGGCCAATGGGTATATGATTCTGTTTGCTAAGTTGTTCCTGTTGTAGTCATACTCTTCTGACGCATACGCTATGGTCCAAAATTCCAAATCGTAAGCCCAGAGTAGAAACTCCAACCCCTTCCAGGAAATGTTGTTTGACTTACAAAACTCTTGTCTTGTTGAGTGTAAGTTCTTGAGGTAGTTGTCGTTGAGGTATCGACTCTTCATTTTTGAAAAGTCCCTAAACATCTTTTTCTTATCTACTTTCGACTTAGGCATATTCACTATCTTTGATTTATGAAAAACTCAGATAAAACATTTATCGCTGAGGTATACTCTTTGATTGTTCAAATAGAAGAGTTGATCAAAAAGTATAAGTACGAAGACAAAGTTATGTCTGCGATAATGATTGGGTTACTTGACCCTGTAGATTTATCTGAAGAGGTGGATGAAGTTAGCTTGAAGAGTGTGTTCAGTTACAATCTAGAAAGCTCTGATGAGCTAGAAATTGTAAAAGAACTAATGACAGCTCAGTTTGACGGAGGTGAAGAAGACGATCTTGATGATCTTTTTCGAGACCTCGGAATATCTATGAACTGATGGAAGGATTGATTAGAAAGCTTGTTATAGGCAAAGACCCCAAAAACGGGATGGCGTACTTCGTTGGTATGAAAGCTGGACGCGGAATCTTGTCGGCCATCATACAGGACGAGTCTTACTTGCACAAGTTTGGCAAATGCCGTTACTTAGTGTACATAGAAAGTGAAGAGGGCACTGACCTTTGGAAAGCTGTTGACGATATGCCATGTTTGCTTGAATTTGATTTGAACTTCTAATATATGAAATCACTAAATAAGTTTATTGTAAGTATAGAAAAAGAGCTCCAGGACGAAATAGTAACAGACAGCGGATTAAAGCTATATATAGACACCAAGTTCAATGAGTTTGAAAACAGAACTACGGAGGGTGAGATACTGGCTACGCCGCTCAAATACGATACTGGCGCGGAAGTGGGGGATGTGCTATACTTTCACCATCATGTGGTTATCAATGGTGGGAGTCCACTTAACAAACAAGACAAGCAGTACGTTGTCAACTACGACGAAGAGCACGCTTCTCAAAACCAAGCTATCGCTTACAAGAGTAAAAAAGACAACAGACTCTACCCTCTCAAAGGTTGGAGTTTGCTTGAGCCTTTTGAGGAAAGTGACGATAGATCTGATGACGTGCTCATCGAGGTAGTAAAGCTCGAAGAGTCCCCTACGACACGAGGGGTGGTATCTCTACCTTCAGAAGACCTTAAAGAGATAGGGGTGGAAGAAGGTGATGTAGTAGGGTTCAAGAAGAACAGAGATTATAGAATTAAAATTGATGGCAAGGAATACTACAGGGTCGCGGTCTCGGAACTCCTCTACAAGTTTTAATACGCTTACAGCCGCAGTAAAGCTTATGGATGCTATGGCTATCGCTATAGATAACATGATTGAAGAGGTCAAGAAGCCTGTAGATCCAGAAATCAATGGGAGCGCCAGGAAAGCCGAACTTCAGTCTGTAAAACAAACAGCAATAGATTGCAAAGAATTACTCAGGGAGCGACAGTCGCTAGAGCAAATGGTTAAGGAACTGAGAGAAAATGGAAAAGTCGAAGAAGATAAAGACTACTCTGGCGGATTCGCAGAGAAATACAGCAAGTGATCACACTATGAGAGTAGGTGATTATGAGTGGGTAAGAACGTCAACAAACAACAATCATATTTATTTTAACGATGAGTGGAATGGTGAATACGAAGACTAGTACCATGGACGAGCTGTCTATGGCGGTATTAGCTTGGGCTGATGAAAGGGGATTGATAGACAAAGAGAATGCTCCTAAGCAAATGCTCAAGGTTATGGAAGAAGTAGGAGAGCTTGCTGGTGCTATGGCTAAACAGAACGAAGAAGACACTGTAGACGCTATTGGGGACGTACTTGTAACTGTCCTTATCTTAGCAGAACAGATGGGTCTTAGCGCTACGAAATGTCTAGGTGAGGCATACAACGAGATCGCTGGGCGCACTGGTAAAACAGTCGACGGTGTATTTATAAAAGATGAGCGCTAAAAGAAACTATAAAGATGAGTACAGGAAGTACGGGAAAAGCAAAGCTGCCAAGAAGTATAGAGCCGAACTCAACAAGTACAATAGACGAAAGGGTACTTATGGAAATGGAGACGGCCTTGATGCAGCTCATGAAGGTGGGGAAATACGCAGATTTACCAAAGCAGCAGTAAATAGAGCCAACAATAGACCTAAGAAGCGGAATAGCAGGTAGCACTTCTCCAAGGCGACCCAACATTTTTTGTTACCTTTGGGAAAATTCCTTCAATGAAACCAGATAGATTTACCTTCAATGGATGGAGACTCTTTTCGATTGTTTTCGTATCTGCTTTCCTGGGTGCTTGCGGCACTTATGCTAGTGTCTCTCGTGCAGTTATAGAAGATTTGCGCGAGAGAGAGGTTCCGCTTGAAAATCACACAGATACTGTGTTTTTGCAAGAGTATAGAGCTACTCTTGAGCCTGACTATATCGCTACACTGAAGATTGATAGCGCCTTGATCGGAGTTAAAGTAGACCCTTATGTTATTCAGACAACTCCTGGAAGCAGGGGATCTGAATATTATTACAGAATATATCTTTATCACTCTAAAGTCGACAGTTCTTTCATGAACTATGTTGACTCATCCAATCAAGTTCTATCATGGGAAAAGGAATAACCCTTCTGCTTTTATTTTTGATCGGCATGATTTGTTCTACGTGCTCTCCTAAGCACTGTGAAGCTTATGTCATACATTCTGAGAAAAATCAGTTTGTAAAATGCCCTCGTAGCTCAGATGGATAGAGCAACAGCCTTCTAAGCTGTAGGTCCCAGGTTCGACCCCTGGCGGGGGTACGCAATTAAATTCAATGTCAAAGTATAAGTGTAAATGCGGTAAAACCGCTGAGGTCCAAAGCGTTAGCATCCGCGTTATAGACGGGGAAGTTCGTCATGACGTTCCGTGCGAATGCGGGGAATATATGACCCCTACAGAAAAGAAAACTGGTATGCCCTCTTTTAAAAGCAATAAATATGGGCAAGTCCGATGAAGGTAAGATTATTCGGTTGGATGCTGAAGGGGAGCCTGGAGAAGTCATTTCGCTCCACGGTCTTGACATTGCTCTTCCGAAAAAGCCAAAGAAATCTGACATTCTATTCCACGACCTACCCAAAAAGATGCAGATGTGGCAGCGCACAGTGGTGCCTCAAGAACTGTCGAGGGTTAGAAGTATGGATGAGTGGTTCGAGAAGCCAGCCGAGTTTCGGAAAGCCTTTTCTCCTTTCATCGAGCAAGAGTTTGAGCGCAGGCGTAACGGTGTTTGGTTTTACAACAATGGTGTGCCTACGTATATTACGGGGAGACATTACATGTTTCTCCAGTGGTCGAAAATTGATATCGGATATCCTTCGTATCTTTCGTTCCAGCGTGAGATCTTTCTCCACATGGCTGCGTGTGAAGCTGATACCGATTGTATCGGTCAGCTATATACTAAGTGTAGGCGTTCTGGCTATACTAATATCTGTGCTTCTGTTTTTGTGGATGAAGCTACTCAGGTTAAAGACAAGCTGCTGGGCATTCAGTCAAAGACTGGTAAAGACGCTCAGGAGAATATTTTCATGAAGAAAGTGGTTCCGATGTTTCGGAGCTACCCCTTCTTCTTTAAACCTATTCAGGATGGAACGACGAACCCACGTATGGAACTCGCTTTTCGGGAACCATCAAAACGAATCACCAAGAAGAATAAGACGTCGCAGAAAGGCGATGCACTCAACACGATCATTAATTGGAAAAACACCACTAATAACGCCTATGACGGAGAAAAACTTCATATGCTCTACCTCGATGAGGCTGGCAAGTGGGAAAAACCTACCGACATCAAAGAAGCGTGGCGTATTGAGCGAACTTGTCTCATCGTTGGAAAACGCATTGTTGGGAAGGCGTTAGTGGGGAGTACTGTCAACCCCATGGACAAGGGTGGTCAAGAGTACAAGAATTTGTGGGAGGATTCTGACCCCACGGAAAGAAATGCTAACGGAAGGACTCGATCTGGTCTGTACAGGATTTTTATCCCAGCTTCAGAGGCTCTAGAAGGGTTTTTTGATAAGTATGGTATGCCTGTGGTCGAAGACCCTACAGAACCCGTAGAAGGGGTAGACGGGGAGGTTATAGACCAAGGAAGTGTTAACTACCTTAAAAACGAACGAGATTCCTTGAAACACGACCCTTCTGAGCTTAATGAAGTTATCAGGCAGTTCCCTCTAACTGAGGACGAAGCTTTTAGGGATAGTATCGAGGGCAGTATATTTAACATAGGAAAGATTTATCAGCAGATAGACTGGAACAGCAACCTCTATCCTAATCCTGTTGTAAAGGGGAATTTTATCTGGAAAGAGAAAGACAAAGAGGTTATGTTCTCTCCTGATCCTAGGGGTAGGTTTAAAGTATCCTGGCAACCTCCTGCGGGAATGCGAAATCAATTCATTGAAGAAAAAGGGAAGAAAGCGCCAGCTAACAAACAATTTGGTGTAGGTGGGGTAGACTCATACGACCTTGACGAGACTGTCGATGGGAGGGGTTCTAAAGGGGCATTGCACCTGTACAACAGATTCAATATGAACGAAAACGTACCTAGCAACATGTTTGTTTTGGAGTACGCTTCTCGCCCAGACTTAGCCAGCATATTTTATGAAGACGTACTTATGGCTGCTTTTTACTATGGGTATCCTCTCTTAATTGAAAACAATAAGTACGGCATAGTAAGGTACTTTGAGTCAAGGGGTTACGATGGCTACGTTATGGATAGACCAGCGCACCTGACACCACCTAACTCAAAAGTAAATGTGAAAACAAAAGGCATCCCTTCTAATTCTCAGGATGTTATTCAGGCCCATGCTCACGCTATCGAGGAATACATACACAGTCATGTTGGTGTTAGGCCAGAAACAGCTGATTTCGGAAACATGTATTTCAACGATACTTTAGAGGATTGGATAGGGTATAAAATCAGCAACAGAACTAAATACGACCTTACGATAAGCTCTGGTTTGGCTTTGTTAGCTGCTCAAAAATCCAAACCTAAAAAGAAACAGTCTGATCTTAGCGACAAGGTGTTCTTTAGAAAAAACAAAGTAAAAGAATGGCACCGCTAAGTTTGCTATATTTGCTGATAGATGCACGGCAACCAGGGAAAAAATAAAGTCGGCTTTCCTGACCCCCTAGAACCAAGGAGTGTAAAAGAGGGGAAGGAGTATGGTTTGCGCTACGCTAAGGCCATTTCTTCTCAGTGGGGAAGCTACGAACAGGATAATTCTCTGATGAGAAAGAGGAGGCGTGTGTTCGATAGAAATCGAAAGTATGCTAACGGAACTCAAGATACAAGCATATACAGACAGCTTCTGACGAGTTTGGATCCAAGTAATTCTGACGGAAGTTTCTTGAACCTGGACTTTACTCCAGTTCCCATCCTCCCGAAGTTCGTTCGGATTGTAGTAAACAAAATCCTCTCTTCTGAGCCGTACCCTAACCTTGAGGCTGTCGATCCTTTGTCTTCTAGCGAGAAAGATCTAGAGAGGAAGAAAGTAGAGATGGCTGTTGCAAATAGGGATAAGCTAAAAGCTATACAGCAATCTACTGGTGTTAACGTCTCTGAGATGGAGGAGATTCCAGAGACTCTAGAAGAAGCTGAAATATTCATTGGTAACAATATCAAGTCGAGCTCTGAGATAGCTGCTCAGATTGCTACTAATATGACACTGAAGTGGAATGATTTTAATGATTCCATTTACAGGCGGTGTGTAAACGACATGGCTACAGTTGGAATGGCCGTGGTCAAGAGAGACAACGACCCCAATTACGGTATTAAAACTAGCTATGTTGATCCTTCTGAGTTTGTCCATAGTTACACAAACGATCCTAATTTTGGTGATCTTGTTTATGCTGGTCATGTTAAGCGCATATCCATACAGGAACTAAAGCGTATTGCTGGGGATCAGTTCTCAGAAGAACAGTACAAGCAGATCGCTCAAAAGGCGGCTAAGAAGTATGGGTATGACATATCCAAAGTTGGGGAGAGTCGATATGACGATTACCTGAAGAGATACAGGTTTGGGTATGATGAGTACATGGTTGAGATCCTGGACTTTGAGTTCATCTCAATAGACTGCATGTACTTTGAGGAAAAGGAAAGCAGGTACGGGAACATAGGCTTTTACTACAAAGGAGAGAGTTATAAGGAGCCTTCTAATTCTGTCTTCAAGAGAGAATCTAAGAAGATGGAGAACGAAGTAGTCTACGGAGGTAGCTACATTATGGGGTGTGACATGTTGTTTAACTACGGGCTGAAGACCAACATCCCGAAGAATATGCATGACCTCTCTAGGGCTCACCTTTCTTACTCTGTTGTTGCTACCAACATGGAGGAGATGATCCCTAAGTCTATGGTTGATAGCTGTATAGGCTTTGCTGACCAGCTTCAGCTTACTCACCTAAAGATCCAGCAGTCTATTGCTAAGGCTAAGCCTGACGGGATTATTATCGACGTAGAAGGCCTGGAAAACGTCCAGCTCGGTAAGGGTGGGGAGCTGCAACCGCTTGAGTTGCATGATATATACGAACAAACAGGCGTCTTCTACTACAGGAGTAAAAACCCTGAAGGCGGTTTCCAAAACCCTCCCATCAGGGAGATTGGTAATAGTGTACGCAACATCAACGAATTCATCGCCCTCTACAACCACTACTTGAGGATGATCAGGGATGCCACGGGCATCAATGAGGCGATGGATGGGACAACACCTAAAGGAGAACAGTTGGTTGGCGTTAGGCAGCAAGCTATCGCGGCTGGAAACAACGCTATCTACGATATCACTAATTCTTCTATGGTCCTGTTCAAGAAGGTATGTGCTGATGTTGTAAAGTGCCTGCAGGTTATCCCTAGAGAAAGCGTTTTGTATAAGGCTTATGAGAATGCTATTGGAAAGGAAAACATAGGGATTCTCAATACCTTCAACAATCTACCGATGTACAACTTTGGGGTTCAGGTAGTTAAAGAGATGGAGGATATTGAAAAGCAATATCTAGAGCAAAATATCCAGGTCTCTTTGGCTCAGAAAGAGTTAGACATTGAAGACGCTATTGCCATCAGGCAGTTGAAGGATATTAATCAAGCCGAGAGACTTCTAGTTGTTAGGCGCAAAAAGCGCATGGCTGCAAACCAGCAGCTTGCTCAGCAGAACTCTCAAATGCAGGCTCAAGTTCAGGTTCAGAGTGCTCAGGCCGCTAGTCAGGCTAAGATGCAAGAGATGCAAGCCAAAGCCCAGATCGACGCTCAGATGGAGCAGATGAAGGCTCAGCTAGAGGCTCAGATGGAGGTTCTCAAGCATGAACACAGAAAGGAGATTGAGATGATCAAGGCTCAAGCCACTCTCGGATTCAGAACTGAAGAGCAAGAGTTTAGAGAAAAACTTGAGGTTCTTAAAGAGGACAGGAAGGATACTAGAGTAAAGAAGCAGGCTAGTGAGCAGAGTAAGCTGATTTCACAAAGGCAGGGGCAAAGAGGAGAAATCCCTGAACCAATAGGAGAAGAACAGACTGAAAATCCTCAGGACATTATCAACTCTATTATTGACTCTGCGTCACAGGCGACGCCACCTCCTCTGACTCAATAACAGATAATTCTTATATTTGCTGTATGGCGAGTCCTACAGCAATAAAGAGTACGTTAAAGCGGCACGGGTTGTCTGGTGTAAACAAACCTAAGAGAACACCTAAGCATCCTAAGAAGTCGCACGTAGTCTTGGCTAAAGAAGGGGGGAGAACTAAGCTTATTCGCTTTGGAGAGCAAGGCGCTGATACTGTTACTGAGTCTAACCCTAAAGGAGCGAGAGCCAAGAAGAGGGCCAGCTTTAAAGCTAGGCATAGGAAAAACATTAATCGGGGTAAAATGAGCGCAGCTTATTGGGCCGATAAAGTAAAATGGTAATGCCTGAGAACATAACGCACTTTGAGTTCCTTTTGGTAGCTGGTTCTGTAATCGGTGTTTGGATTAAACACCAAGTCGATTACGCGAAGCTTGTAGGGAGGGTAGAAACGCTAGAAGACGCTAACGGCGACTTCAAAAGGGATGTAAAGAAGATCCTCGATGACATTCAAGAAATTAAGTTACTTTTGGCAAAGAATAAAGTAGTCTAATAATGGCAAGAGTAAGACAACCAGGCGCTGCGGCTGCAGCCTCATTCGGACAATCAGGAAGCGTATATGCAGCTAATGGTGATGTAGTCGTTGCTCCAGAAGGCAAGGCTATTGTTGCTATTCAGCTTCTTGCTAACAGCACTTTTACTACTCTGACCCCCGTAACTGAAACTACGTGCTTCAATACCGCAGGAGAAGGCTATGTAAGTGGCGGAACAACTCTTCCTTCAACTCAAGTTTTTTCTGCTGGAATTGTGGTTTATGGAGAGTGGTCTAGCGCCACTATAGGTCAAGCAAATGGAGTAAATGGAGCGGCCATAATGTACTTTGCATAATGAAGGCTGTCAAGTACAAGAAAGGCGGTAAGCTAAAGGTGCTTGATAAGAAAGTCAGCGTTGATCCTCCAAAAGGATATCACTGGATGGAAGAGTCTGGTAGGTATTACCTGATGGCTGGGGATTACAAGCCTCACCCTGGGGCTATAGAAAAAGCAGTATTCAAAACAGTGTCTCATGAAGCCTAAGAAGCGTAAGAACAAAGTTGATTACAACAAGTATCAGGGTGCTGTAGGGAAGTCCATGGACAGAGAAACCGCTAGAAAAAAGTGGGAGTTCAAGGCTACTCCAGAAGAAAAAAAATTAGGTAGTGTTCTGACACAGGATAGTCAGGGTAACTACATAAGAAGAACAAAAGTGTCTTCTCCTGCTGAATACAAAAGTGGGGGTAAGGTTAAGTCTCGCGTAAACGAGGCTGGTAATTACACCAAACCTGGACTACGCAAAAGGTTGTTTAATCGCATTAAAGCAGGCAGTAAGGGCGGTAATCCTGGTCAGTGGTCTGCTAGAAAAGCACAGTTACTAGCCTCTGAATACAAAAAAGCTGGGGGCGGATACAAGAACTAATGGCACTCGCTAAGTCACAACAAAGTCTGAAGAAGTGGACTGCACAGAAGTGGCGTACCTCTAGCGGAAAGAAGTCAGAAGGTAAGCGCAGATACTTGCCTGACGCGGCTTGGAAGGCTCTTTCGCCTGCTGAAAAAGCAGCTACAAATAGAGCCAAAGCAGAGGGTAATAAAAAGGGGAAGCAGTTTGTTTCTCAGCCCAAGAATATCAAGAAGAAAGTGGCAAAATATCGTAAGTAATTCACACTTATATTTGCTAAAATTTAATTCATGGAAGATCAACAAGTTAATGCAACTGAAGGACAGGAGCAAGAAACTCCTTCTTTCACTTTTGTAGACGAGTCTGAGGTAATCGCGGCGCAACAAGCTGAAACAGCTACGCCAGAACCTCAGGTGGAGATGCAACAAGATGGGGCAGTTGAAGAACAGCCTCAGGTTAACGAGGCTTCAACGGAAGACACTCAGAGTGAATATATTGAACAGTACTCTCAAGAGGATGTCGAAGATGCCGTTTTGGATTACTTGAGCGAAAGGCTTGGGTCCCAGATTGGATCTATAGACGACCTTATTGGGGGTCAGCAACAAGAGAGCGTGCTTGACGAGCGAATTGCCGCTATTGCTCAATTCGTCGAAGAAACTGGCAGAGCTCCTCAAGATTGGTTTGTGTACCAGCAGCTTAACCCTTCCGAAATGGATGATATGACTGCAATTCAAGTTCAGATGGCATCTGACTACCCAAACCTGTCTCAAGAGGAAGTAGCCACTTTGATGAACAGCAAGTACAAGCTCGATCCCGATCTGCACACAGAGGAGGAGGTGAAACTCTCGCAGTTGCAACTCAAAATCGACGCTCAAAATGCGCGTCAGGGGATTGAAGAACTGAGAAGTCAGTATTCAGCCCCTGAGTACAATGAGAGCGAAGGTGATGAGTCTCCATTCGACGACAACTGGTATCAGTCTATGCAAATCGAAACGCAAGCGCTCGACGGGGTTGAGTTTGACCTTGGTAACGGGCAGAGCTTTACTTTCGGACTGAATGACAGGTATCGGAATGAATTGGTGGAGAAGAATACTCGCCTTGACGAGTTCTTTGATCCTTACGTCCAACAGGATGGGAGCTGGGATTACGACAAGCTGAACGTTCACAGGGCTGTAGTTGACAACATGGAACAGATTGTTCAAGCCGTATACAAACAAGGTATGGCAGATGGTCAACGAGGCATTGTGAATCAAGCAGCTAACGTAAGCGCTCAAACCCCGAATCAAGGTGGACAACCCCAGGAAGACAACCTTTCTGCGCAGCTTCGGCAGGCGTTGGGAGGGGACTCAACTTGGTCTTTTTAACCTAAACAACAAAAACTTTTTATATAAGAAATTATGGCTGCTATAAACGCAACAAAAAACGGAGGGGATCCAAATGCTGCGGCATTTAATTCTTCTCTGAAAACTACTCCAGAAAAGTACACTTCTCTGGGGGATCTTCTGGACTACCAGAAGCCTGACAACAGGGACCTGCTCATCAAGACCTTTGGTGATCAAGGTATCACTGGATTCCTGCAGTTGACTGGCGCTACGCGCTCTGCTGGTACGAACGACGAAGTTCAGTACTGGGAAGAGGGTAGGCTCCACAAGGCTATTGATTACACATCCGTTACCGACTCTGTTGTTACCGTCGCTGATAACGATCCTGCCGTGGTAAGGCTTAACGATGTGCTCTTGTTTGAAGACGGTTCTAGGGCTGTTGTTACCGACCAAGACACTTCTGCTACCACTTTTACGGTTGCTCGTCTTGACGGTACTGTTCTTGCTAACTTTGATATTGCCACGGCTGGTAAAGCTGCTATTGTAGGTAACATCTACGCTCAAGGTTCTGGTCAGCCTTCTGAGTTCTACCAGACTGAGGTTGTGAAGCGTGTCAACCCGTTCTTCATCACGAAGGAGACCTACCACGTTACTGGTTCTCAAGCCACTAACATTGGCTGGATCAACATCGGTAATGGTGATTACAGGTGGTACGTTAAGGGTGAGATGGATACGCGAAAGCGTTTCATGAACCAGCGTGAGATGATGATGCTCCTCGGTCAGAAGGGCGATATTAACGTTCCTGACGGAACTGGCGTTACTGGAATCGCAGGTTCTGAGGGTTACTTCGCTGCTGTAGAGGACAGGGGTATTACTACCACTGGTACTTTCGGTGATGGAGCTGGATTCGCTGACATTGACGAGATCATCTTCGAGCTCGACAAGCAAGGCGCTCCTGCTGAGTACGCTATGTATGTTGATACGGCTACTTCG